TATGGCGTTCCATACCGTCGTGACCACTGTTTTTATCACATTCAGGACGGTCTCGATGATCGTCTTGTAAATATTGAAATAGGTGGTGACGATGATTTTAATCACATTAAATACGGCCTCGAAAACGGTCTTTATGGCATTCCAGATTGTTTCAAAGAAGGTCTTTATGGCATTAAAAACCGTCTGCACCGTGGTGGTGATTGCTGTCCATGCATTTGTAAGGAAGGTGCTGATTCCGTTAACTGCCGTCTCGAAGATGCCTTTTATGGTTTCCCAGACCGTGGAGAAGAAGCTCTTGATTGCTTCCCAAGCGGTAATGACCGCCTGCTTGATGTTTTCCCAGAGGTCAATCCAAAACTGTCGGAAGCCCTCGTTCGTATTCCACAGATAGATGAAGGCAGCCACCAGCGCAGTAATCGCAGCGATAATCAGGACGATAGGATTTGCCAGCATGGTAGCGTTCAGTGCTGCCATCGCTCCTTTTACCACACCGATAGCAGCGGAAACCTGCGGTATGATCGTCATGATTGTGCCGACGGCGGATATGATTTTTCCAATCACGACCAGAATCGGGCCGATAGCTGCTGCCACGAGAGCTATCTTTACAATCGTCTGCTGCACTGGAGCCGGAATCTTGCTCCACATTTCAGCAAAGCCCTTTAGTGCTGCGGAGATGTCCTTTAAGACAGGAGCAAGAACGGTAGCGAGGGTGTTTCCGATTTCAGCGCCGGTTTCCTTCAAGGAGTTCATCGTCATCTTGAACTGGTCAATCGGGTCGAGAGTCTCGTTGAAGGTATTCTCGACACTCCCCTCAAAATCACCGAGGGAACCGGCGAGGTCATCAAGACTCAGCTTCCCGCTTTGGACAGCGTTATAGATGGCTGCTCCAGCCTTGCTTCCGAAAAGGTCATAGGCTGCTTGCAGCTTTTCTGTTTCGGAGCCGTTGCCCTTCATGGTCTCAGAGAATCCGGCAAGCGCCTGATCCAGTGTCTTTCCATCCTTCGTTGCATTCTTCATAGCGGTCTTAAGACCCATCATGGCAGACGAGGTATCAAGGCCAGACATTTCCACCATGCCCATGAAACCGGCAGCCTGCTGGGCGGTCAGTCCCATTTCCTTTAGCTGGATGGCGTTGGAGGATAGAGCGCCAGCGAGGGTATCCATGTCGATGCCGGTGGCCTGACCGGTCGCGTTTAAAGCATCAAGAAGGGAGTCCGCCTCAGAGGCATCCATGCCGAAGGCGTTCATTACCGAGGATACGTTATCGACGGAGGTCGAAACATCCGTGTTATTCAGCTGGGCAAATTTTATGAATTTCGCGGAAAGATCATCAAGTGCCTGCCCGGTTAATCCAAAGCGGGTGTTGACCTCGCCGACAGCGGCACCGGCAGTTTCGAAGTCCGTCGGTATCTCTGTGGCGAGGTCTTTGACGATCTGGTTCATGTCTTCCAGAGCTTTTCCCGTAGCGCCGGTTTTCTGAGCCACGATATCAAGCCCTGCGTCAACTTCATTGAAGGCTGCAAGGGAAGCAGCACCGATAGCCATGATAGGAGCTGTGACGTGAGTGGTCAGTCCTGTTCCTACACTGGATATCTTGCCGCCGACCTCCTGCAGTTTTCTTCCTGCCTGTTTTAGGGTGGCAGATATATGAGAGTCGGTTTCCCGACACTGCTGTTCGAGGTTTTTGAGCTCGTTTTCTGTCTCTATGATCTCACGCTGCCATGCATCATATTGCTGCTGGGTGACGGTACCGTTTTTAAGTCCAGCATCCATCTGGTCTTGCACGGACTTCAGCTGTGTGAGCTTATCCTTTGTTTCGGAGACAGCCTGTTTTAAGAGCTTCTGTTTCTGCTCAAGCAGCGTGGTGTTCGTCGGATCGAGCTTTAAGAGCTTGTTTACGTCTTTCAGCTGCGCCTGTGTATTTTTGATTTCTTTGTTGACGCCGGAGAGCGCCTTGGAAAGGCCGGTCGTATCGCCGCCGATTTCCACGGTTATGCCTTTTACTCTGTCAGCCATACGATGACCTCCTTCCTGTTAAAATCGATCCATCTGCGCCTGCGTAGCGACCTCGGCGAACGGACAGTCGTCCATGTCCATTTCTGAATACATATCGTTGACAGTCCCGATAGTGAGCAAATCGAGCTCCGAGATATGAAGCCCGATCTGCACACACCGGAGTAAAAAAAGCGGGGTTGTCATTTCCCGCTCAGTCTGGTGATGTTTTTTTTAGAGGTGACCTGCTGTTCCACGTTCAGTCCCCAGAGCTCAATGATCTGAGGTAGAATCTCGTAGATCGAGAAGGTATTGAACTGGTCGAGCCAGTCCTCCGGAGTATCCGGGACATCCGGATTCTGGTGCTTTGCCATGAGCCACGCGATGTTCTCAAAAAGCTCAAGAGAGAAGGTGTCCAGATTGGAATTATCCGGATCGTTCTCATCGATGCCTTTCTGCAGCTCGTTTAAGTCCTTGTAGATATCCCGGTGGAACTTGTTTCTGTATAAACGAGGGATGGCGGCAGAGGCACGGAAGGTGACCTCCTTGCCGTCAATCTCGACGGATTTCGTAACAGCCATTTCGCGCCTCCTTACTCAGCCGTATCTTCCACAGGCGTCTCAGGAACACTGACAGCGGCCTGCGGCTGATAAACTGCATTGTACCAGTTGTTGTAGGTCTCCTCGCTGGTATTTGTGCCGGTCTTGACCTTTACGAGACCGGAAGGCAAAGGAGTCGCCGTGATGGAGAGCGTTTCCGTCTGCACCTCAGTTGAGTCTTCCTTCGTGCTGCCGGAGACAGAGGGACGGGTTGCGCTGCAGTAATACATGCAGTGACGGATCTTTCTCTGATCGCCGGAGAACTCAAAGAGCAGTGCAAAGTGCTCAGGTTCCACATCCTTGTTCTCGGCAATGACACCATTGGCATCTTCGGTTTCGTGCATGACATCCGTGAGAAAGCTCTCCGGAATCAGCGCCAGTTCAAAGTCGCCGGAATAGCCGTTGTTGTTTGAGACCATGTAATATACAGAATCATCCGCATAGAACGGGTCATTTTCTCCCTCCGCGTCAAGCGAAAGGGATACAGCGCCGGGCATCGCAACAGGCGTGCCGAATGAAACGGTACCGTCTTCGGCCAGCGTTGCGATAGCGTAGTGGCAGTTCTTAAGGCCGAACTTGACCTTGTTTTTCTTGTTAGCCATAGTGGTTTATCCTCCTATCATCTGTGTTTGGTAAAGAACCTCGTACATCTTTTCCGATTCGATCCAGACCTCCGACTTCTCATAAGGAAGCTCGTGGGCGATAAGGATGTCCTCGATTAAGTTTTCTGTTTCAGGGTCTTTCTTGTCCGTATAAAGCTCGATGTTCAGCTCGTCTATCTTCTGGTAGACCATGTCATCAGCGAACACGTTATCCGTTCCGGGAAACAGAAAAATGAGGAAGGGCGGCTCCGGCGACTCACCCTCGGCAAAGTGGTCGTAGGCGAGTGGGAGTCCGGCTTCCTCCAGCATTTCAATTACATTTTCGTATGTCATATCAGCCGCCTTTCAGTTTCTGCTCAATGGTAGTTACCAGTTTTTCGTTCCCGCGCTGTTCGGCTGCTGCGATATGTGGTTTGGCAGCGACACGTCCGCCGCCGCGCTTGGCGTGCCCATGCTCTAAGAGGTGGGCAATCTGATAGCGATTCCTCGAATGCACCACCAGATCGATGCTCTCGGAGTCTTCATGGACATTTTTGACCGACCAGCTTTTCTTGTACTTTCCGGTATCCACGGGAGCACCGGCCTGTATATCTTTCCGGACGGACGCAGCCGTTTCCTTGACAGCAGCCTTTAAGTCATCAGAGGCAAGCTCCGCATATTTCTCCAGCTCCTCCATGATGGCGGAGTCCATTTCATCGATTGATACGGTTCTGTTCATGACTTCTTCTCCAGCTTGCAGTTGAATTTAATGCTGTTGTGCTTGTAGCCCATCGGATTGACATAGGTGATGTTGTAGGTCTTGCCTTCAGTGATGATCCGGTACTTTGTGGATTCCACAGCAGCAAGCTCTGAGCAGTAGCGGCAGGTAAAATCCAGCGACTCCTCCGGATTTATTACGACACCGGAAGATTCCGAACCGGAGCTCGTGCCGACAGTCGCCCAGCAGGAGAAATAATCCACCCAGCCTGTTTTGTGATTTCCGTACTTGTCGACCGTGACTGTGTTCTTCTGAAAAGTGACTCGCACCCGCATCGCAGCTATGTTCATCAGAAGCCCTCCTTCCGGGTACCGAAGAGGAGATCACGGAGCGTCAGGTTCAGCGCGTGGTGGTCTGCTTCCTCACGGTGTTCATACAGATAAGCTACGGTGAAAAGAATGGCTATCCGGATGCGGATCAGGGCGCGTTCTTCATTTGCCATAAACTCCTCATCAGACTGCCTTGTAATGCCCTGAACCTGCTCTGTCGCGGCAGCAATCAGGCTTTCAATCAAGGCGTCCTCATCAGAAGATGTGACGCGAAGATATGATTTTGCTTCTTCAAGTGTTATTTCCATGTCCGCCTCCTTAAAAGAAACCGCCCACAGAGAGGTTGCTCCCTGCGGACGGCTGGTTAAATTGTGTTATCAGGACTTCGATCCGGCAGCCTTAACTGCGAGACCCTTTACAGCCTCCGGCAGGATGAGCTTGCCATCCACACGCTCGGATGCAAGGAAACCGATCTGTCCGTTTGCCGCATAGAGCTCAGAGAGACGCTTGAAGGAACGTCCCTGACGGTCAGCAATCCAGTAGTAGCTGAAGTCGCCGAAGAGGATAGGCACGTTGCCTGCCGCAAGCTCCGGTGCATAAATGCTGGTCTTGTAAGGGCGGTTCAGGATCGTATCGGGCTGACCGGCCACTACGGAAGGCTGCCAGATATAATTGCCGTTGTTGTCCTTGAGCTTTCTGAGCGCTTTGATAGTGGTATCGTTCAAGATCCAGATAGCCTTGCTTCTGTAGACCGAGCGAAGGGAGTGGAACACGTCCATGATGTCATCGAAGGAAACCGTGGTTCCGGTGATCTCTGTGGTTGCACCAGTGGTGGCAGCGACCTTGGTGAACACGCCTTCGGGCTTCTTATTGCCGTCGCCGGTAAGGAAAGCCTCTTCCTCGGCAGCACCGATCCTGCGGGCAAACTCTGCAGAGATATACTTTTCAAGGTCGAAAACGGAATCGTTCATGAGCTCCTCGGAAACCTTGATCGCCGTTCCCAGTTTGTAAGCGGAGAGGCTGATCTGGTCGAAGGTGTCGTCGGATTCCGGATAGAGACCGTTCTCGTCCATCCAAGCAGCCGTACCATGAGAAGCTACGACCGGAATGGTATGAGTGCCGGACTGGGTCTGGATGACAGTGGCAAGGGAACGGAAGAAATTCTCGTCCTGAAGGGCATCAATCAGCTGCTTCTCGTATTCATCAGGCACAAGGTAGCCGCCGTTGGCATCGGTGCCGACCTCCAGCACGTTCTTCACGTCATAGTAGTTGCGCTTGCGGATGTTGTTCCAGAAAGCAGCCTTGTACGCCTTGGAGGCGATGCCGGGCTTGTCCTCCGGTTCATCCTTTGCACCGGGCTTTCCGGTGAGCGGAGCAGAAGTGGGAGCGCTCATCATCTTGTCAATCTGCTCCTGACGCTGCAGGCGCTCGATATCATGCGTGAGGTCTGTGACTTCCTTCTCCATTTTGTCGTAGGTCGCGGCATCCTCAGCAGAGACCATGCCGCCGTTCTGGGAGTGAGAGTTGAGAAAAGCCTTAGCGGCCTCCCATGCCTTCGCTCTCTTTTCCATGAGTTCCATAATCTGAGTCATAATAAAAATCCTCCTTTAATGTGCGAGAAGCGAAAGGCGCTTCTCAAGATCGGTTACTGGTACCATGTGTGTATTTGCCTCCGGCTTTTTCTTGGGAATCAGCCGTGAAAGCAGTGAATCAGTGACGGCCTTGCGGGAGAAAAGCATCTCCGTATCAGCCGTATCCTCCGGAACGGGCTCCTCGCCGTCGCGGAACAGAACCTCGTCAGCGAAGCCGAGCTTCATGGCTTCCTTGGCGTTCATCCATGTCTCGGCATCCATGAGCTGTGAAATCTTGTGGCGGGAAAGCCCGGACTTGATTTCGTAGGCGTTCATGATGGATTCCTTGACTTCATTCAGCATGTCGATGGCTTTCTGCATCTCCTCGGTATCACCGATAGCGACGGTTGCCGGATTGTGGATCATCATCATTGCCACAGGGCTCATGCAGACCTTTGTCCCGGCCATAGCGATGACGGATGCCGCCGAAGCAGCAAGGGCGTCGATCTTGACTGTGACGTCGTGCGGGTAGTCCATCAGCATGTTGTAGATCTGAGCGGCAGCAAAAACGTCACCTCCCGGACTGTTGATCCAGAGGGTGACGTTCCCGTCTCCTGCATTCAGTTCTTCTTTGAATAGCTTGGGTGTGACCTCATCGCCGAACCACGTCTCATCGGAAATTTCTCCGTCGAGGTAGAGCGTTCGGTCGGAGCCAAAGCTGTCGGGCTCCTTGTTGCGCACCCAATTCCAAAACTTTCTGGTCATAGTGCCTCCTTCTTTCTGATCCGGGTACGCCCGTTTTCGGGTTCCGGTTCTGTTTGTGATTCTTCTTCTGTTTCATCAGCTTCCTCCTGCGCTGGTGCCGAGGCCGCAAAAATACCTGCGTCCTTGAGCTTTGTCATGTTTCCGTTGATGAGATACAGGTCGCCGCCATCCTCCTCCGGAATACGGTCGAGGTTTTCCAGTTCTCTAATATCGTTCGCGGACATCCATCCGTTCTGGCGTCCGACCGCATAACCGTTCATGCGGCTTTGGTAGTCGCCACGTAGAAGCCCGTCCACATTGAACTTGAAGAAGTAATCCTTCTTTTCATCCGGCGAGAGCAGAGCTCTTTGCATGGACTGTTCCCATCGGCAGACCCACGGGTCGAGCGTGTATTTTACGAATTCCAGTGACTGTTGTTCAATATTTGAGAAGCTCGATTTCTCAAGATCGCCGATCATGTGGGGCGGAATACGGAAGATACGAGCGATTTCATTGATCTGAAACTTTCGCGTCTCCAAGAACTGTGCCTCGTTCGGACTGATGGAGATGGGCGTGTACTTCATGCCTTCTTCAAGAACAGCGACTTTATTGGAATTTGCGCTGCCGCCGAAAGCTGAGTTCCAGCTTTCCCGCACACGCTCAGGGTCTTTTACCACGCCGGGATGCTCCAAGATGCCGCCGGGTGTCGCTCCGTTGGAGAAGAATTTCGCACCGTACTCCTCACAGGCAATCGCCATGCCGATGGCGTTCTTTGCCATTGCAATCGGGCTGTATCCGACAAGGCCGTCAAAGCCGAGGCCGGGAACGTGCAGCACATCCAAGGGCGAGAGTCGGACACGGCTGCCGTCCATCGTGTGCGCTTCATCCTGTGAAGTCTGGTATTCGTAATAAAGATGGCCGTTTTCATCACGGTTGACGGACATGCGGTTTGGCATCAAAGGATAGAGTGCCACCACCTCGCCTTTGCCGTTTCTAATGATCTGCGCATAGGCATTTCCCCACAGCAAAAGATGCGTCATGAGTGTCTCCCGGAAAACGAAAGAAGTCATTTCCGGGTTGGGTTCATCGTGGAGAAGGAAGTAAAGCGGATGGCTGATTGCTTTTTCCTTGCTGCCGCCTTCGCCGTATCGGTACAAATGAATCGGCAGGCCTGCAATCGCCTCGGAAAGAATCCGGACGCAGGAGTAGACTGCCGTCATCTGCATGGCGGAGCGTTCCGTTACATTTTTCCCGGAGGTCGTGCCGCCGAAGAAGAAGCGGTAGGAGCTGCCGGTTGTCGAATCAGTAGGCTTATCCCTGCTCCGAAAGAGTCCAGAAAATATGCTCATAGCATTCACCTCCATTTCTCAAATGAACAAGATGCCTCTGTTGTCGTAAACAGAAGCACCGTTATCGTTGCCGCAGCGGATCGCACGGTCGAGCGCCATAATGGTGGCGATGGCACCGTCGATTTTCTCCGTGGACTTTTCCTTATCTGCTTTGATATTCCCGGCTGGGTCTGTGCGGATGAAGATGTTGTCCATCATCCAGCGGAGTACCGGGTGGCCGCCGTGTGCGATCCTCTTTTCCAGAGTCAGCTTCATGAGTTCCTTGGTAGGAGGGCTCATATCCTTAAATCCCTGACCGAAAGGAACAACCGTGAAGCCCATGCCCTCAAGGTTCTGTACCATCTGGACAGCTCCCCAGCGGTCAAATGCGATTTCACGGATATTGAAACGGTTGCCGAGACGTTCTATGAATTTCTCAATGTATCCGTAGTGGATGACGTTTCCTTCGGTGGTCTGCAAAAAGCCTTCTTTCTCCCAAGTGTCGTATGGCACATGGTCGCGCCGGACACGCAGGTCAAGAGTATCCTCCGGTACCCAGAAGTATGGGAGAACGATGTATTTGTCTTCATCATCCAGCGGAGGGAAAACGAGCACGAAGGCTGTAATATCTGTTGTGGATGACAGGTCGAGGCCGCCGTAGCAGACACGGCCTTCGAGATCTTCCTCGCAGACCGGGAAAGCACATGCATCCCATTTCTCCATAGGCATCCAGCGGACGGCCTGCTTCACCCACTGGTTTAAGCGCAGCTGCCGGAATGAGTTCTCCTCGCCGGGATTCTGCTTGGCAGACTCACAGGCGGCTTCCACCTTGTCGATGCCGACGGTGATGCCCAGCGACGGGTTTGCCTTCATCCAGACCTTCGGATCTGTCCAATCCTCAGATGCTTCAGCTCCGTAAATGACCGGATAGAAGGTGGGGTCGACCTTTCGGCCGTCAATGATGTCCTGCGCCTTCTGGTGGACTTCGTAGCAGATGGTATTCGTATCATTTCCGGCAGTGGTGATCAGGAAATACAGCGGCTGCATTCTTGCGTCGCCGGAGCCTTTGGTCATAACATCAAAGAGTTTTCGGTTCGGCTGGGTGTGCAGCTCGTCAAATACTACGCCGTGGATATTGAAGCCGTGTTTGGAATATGCTTCTGCGGAAAGTACCTGATAAAAGCTGTTCGTCGGTTCGTAGATGATCCGCTTCTGAGAGGCCAGTATCTTTACCCGCCGGTTTAAGGCCGGGCACATTCTGACCATGTCAGCAGCGACATCAAAAACGATAGTGGCTTGCTGGCGGTCGGCTGCGCAGCCATAGACTTCGGCACGTTCCTCACCGTCGCCGCAGCAGAGCAGTAGCGCGACTGCAGCGGCCAGCTCCGATTTTCCCATCTTCTTCGGAATTTCAATGTAGGCTGTGTTAAATTGCCGGTAGCCATTTGGCTTTAGGACGCCGAATAGGTCGCGGATGATCCGTTCCTGCCAGTCTATGAGTTCGAAGGGCTTTCCTGCCCATGTTCCTTTGGTATGGCAGAGCTGCTCGATAAACATTACCGCGAAGTCTGCCATCTCTTTGCTGTAATGGGAGGCCTCTGCCATGAAGTGGGTCGGCTTGTAATTCTTCAGTTTTCGCATTGGCATGAAAGCCTCCTCCTTTCAGGGCAAAATAAAAGACCGCCGAAGCGATCTGGTATCAGAACGAGAGAAAGAGCCCTGCGGCTCAGTCTCCCGGAATATTCGTATTCAGGGTTGTTTCTTAGTTGTAGTTTTCAAGAAGGATGCAAAGCGCCAGCTCTGCTTCCTTGCAGGTGGGGTGGATGTCCCAGCCTCTGTCATAGTTGCAAACGGTCTCGTCGTTGATTTTGATCATCAGCTTGCTGATCTTGCCGCCGTTGATCCCGTACTCTTCGCTGGGTTCTTCGTAATGCTTTACCCAGTAGTGGCACTTTGTGTATTTTTTCTTATCCTTGGCATCCGGGATGCCGATGACTCCTTCGCTCCACATGGTTCATGCCTCCTTTACCGTCATCTTGAAAGCCGGGATGAGGGCGTGCTCATCGCTTCCGAAGTGGGTGTAGCGCTCCTTGACCTTTACGATCCCGTCCAGCGTGCAGCCGAGCTCCTCGAACTTGGCGATGGTCTCGATCAGGCTTGAGAAGGTGGAGCTTATCGTAAACTCCCTGATTCCGAGCTTCCTGCAATCCGCGAGGATGTTCTCAATGTCGTAGTCCCAGATGACCTCGGCGAAGTTCGGCAGGTCGTTTCCGGCTTTCTTGCTGTAAAGGTAGGCCTGTCCAAGTGTCCAGTGACATCCGATCTCTTCCCAGCGCATTCCGGGCTTCGCGTTTTCAATGGCTTCAATTGTGTACTTCATGGTGGTTTCCTCCTTGTGTTGTGTTCCTTTTGGTATGTACATATATCACTCTGAACGCCTGTAATAGCAAGTTAATTCTCGGAATATATGTGACAATCCTGCGGGAACATCCGAGGCATACATTGTGTAGTTTATTCCTCACCGGTCAGAATAAAATTCGCGTATTCCTTCCGATGATCCTCAAGGTATAAAACCAGCTCGTAGAAGTCACGTTCGTAAGCCAGCCGTTGCACCGTATTTATGTCAAACATGTTTGTAAGGCCAGTGTCCCGGATGGCGAGGATCTGCTCCTTTACCTTTTCCTCCATATCAGTCCACCACCTTCCGCACGCGGTCTATGCCGTAGACCACATTCAGGCCAGAGCCGTTATCCCAGTCCACCATCAGGGAGCCGGTATCATCGACTCCCGTAACGGTTCCTTTGGTACCGATGGGCGGTGCCTGAACATCGTCCATCTCAAGGAGTTCAACGCGGGTTCCCGCCGGGTAACGGGAGCGGAGCGATTCAAGCTGCTCTTTCGTAATCATTCGCATGCTGCCACCTCCTTTTCCGGAGCGCCGTTCTTCCAGCTGGAGTTGCCGGAGAGGTTCTTGAGGAGAATCTTGCGTTCTGCCTTGTACTCGTTCCCGATGAAGCCGAGCCGCAGCAGGAAGCAGCGGAATGCGTACTTCTCATTGTCTACATCCTTTTCTGTGGCGCTGGCTCGCTTTAAGTCCTTGCTCATCTTGCAGAGGGCTGCAATGAAGTGAGTGTAGGCCTTGACCGCGTCCGGTTCCGGCATTTCCGAGAACCAAGGGAAGCTGATCACATCCTCCGTTACCTCGATGCCAAGGTCGTTAATGCCGAGAGCCTTTTTGATGAGGCTTTCCTTGGCGGTGAGCAGGTTTGTTAGGTTCCCGACCGCAGCCTTGTCCAGCGGGACGCTGACCGTAAGGCCGGTGCCGTTCTTATCCGCTTCTTCAGCGGTGGCTTCTTCCTCAGCACTTTCGATTTCCTCGGCATCTTCCGGTGTGAAGCCATCGGCGATCAGGTTGTGAATGATCCGCTCCAGCTTGTCAGCATCCTCGCAGGTGACGCCGCCTTCCTTGTCGACCGTGATGTCTCCGATCTCGTAGGCGCAGGTAGGCATGAACTTGTAGATTGGCTTTTCTCCAGTGAGCTCCGCAATGGCTGCTACCAGTACTTTTCTTTCGTTCCCGGTTACGTTGTAGTTTGCTTTCATGGCTTTTCCTCCTAAGTGAAATGGTTTCCCGAAGGCTTCCTTCTGTGCCTTTCGGTACGTACATATATCACTCTGAAAGCCTTATATAGCAAGCGATATTGGCACTTTTCTGTGGTAGAAAAACGACAAATTATACGGACAGAATTTGTGTATTATACAGTCTCAAAATCGACCTGCTTCACGAGAGCTGAGTAGTCGATGCGCTCGCCGTTTCTTATCACATACACATTTTCCGCATCGTCCGTGTCCTCCACATAGCGCCGGAGAATAACGGATGCGTATTTCGGATCAAGCTCCATCATGTAGCAGACGCGGTTCAGCTGCTCGCAGGCCATCAGCGTGGAGCCTGAGCCGCCGAAGGTGTCAATCACCACGGCATTCTCCTGTGAGGAGTTCTGGATGGGATAGCCCAGCAGATCCAGCGGCTTGCTGGTCGGGTGATCCTTATTGCGCTTCGGTTTATCATAATTCCAGATGGTGGTCTGTTTCCTATCGGAATACCACGGGTGCTTGCCGTTTTGCAGGAAGCCATAGAGCACAGGCTCATGCTGCCACTGGTAATCAGAACGACCAAGTACGAGGGAGTTCTTTACCCAGATACACACTCCGGCAAGGTGAAAGCCAGCGTCAATGAATGCCTTTCGGAAGGTGAGACCTTCAGTATCCGCATGGAAGCAGTAGGCCGCACCGCCTTTTTCGAGGTGGTCGGCCATGTTCTTAAATGCGGAGAGTAGAAAGTTGTAAAAATCTTCGCCCTTGAGAGAGTCGTTCTGGATTGTGAGACCGTCTGAGGCTTTGAAGGAAACGCCGTAGGGCGGGTCGGTCAGGATCAGGTTGGCTTTCTTATCTTCCATAAGCGCGTTCACATCATCTGTGGAAGTGGCGTCTCCGCACATGAGGCGGTGGCGTCCGACCGTCCAGATGTCTCCGGGCTCTACAAAGGAAGCCTTTTCCAGCGCAGCAGACAGGTCGAAGTCATCATCCTTGATGCCCTTGTCCTCACTGCCGCCGAGGAGCTTCTCCAGCTCATCCGCGCCGAATCCCAAGAGGGACAGGTCAAAAGCCGAATCCTGCAGGTCGGACAATTCCACGGAGAGCATTTCCTCATCCCATCCGGCGTTGAGCGCCAGCTGATTGTCTGCGAGGATATAGGCATGCTTTTGTGCTTCCGTAAGGTTCTCGGCAAAGACGCAGGGCACGGTTTCATAGCCTTCTGCGCGGGCAGCCTCAATACGACCGTGGCCGACGAGTATGTTGTAGTCCGCATCAATGACCGCAGGGCTGACAAATCCGAATTCCCTAAGGGAAGCTCTGAGCTGCGCGATCTGTTCCTTGCTATGTGTCCGGGCATTCCGGGCGTAAGGCACCAGCTTATCAATCGGTACCTGTTCTAATTTCTGTGTGTTCATTTACATTCCCTTTCTGGCTCGAAGGAGCCGCTCCATTACATCGTCCTGCGGGTTCATGCCGCCGTATTCAGCGGAGCAGTTCTCCTTGACGATCTGGAAGATTTCATTCCACAGGCGGTTGGCCTGATTCATATAGTTGATGCCGATGTTAATAAATGGAGAAGGGATCGGCTTCCCAGTCGTCGGATGCTTACTGAGGTATCCGAGCCGAGTGGTCATCTCTTCACATTGAATCCATCGGGCTGAGCACATCGCATATCGCTCCAAGAGCTGAGGAGATATCGCTTTGGCCACACCGAGCTTATCCAGCCATTCCCATGTTTCCCTGTATATTTCACCGGCCTCCAGCGTGGTGCCGTCATGCTGTTTTGCTGAGAGAAAGTCATGCGGAGTAGGCATGTCCTCGCCTTCAACATCCGGTATGTCCAGCACGGTCAGCTTCCTGCCGCCGGGATTGCCATTTTCATATTTTTCCTTGATGGCGCTTTTTTTGCGCCCAGCACCGGGACGTTTGCCGCCACGGCCTCCGGTGTTATTCGATTTTGTGGGCATTTCAATCACCGCCTCCCTTATTACCCTTTTGATTTCGCTTTTTTTGTGAAGAAGAGGGGGCGCCGTTTTCCGCGGCATCCGCCCGTAGAGATTAGACCCGCCCTACCGGTCACCACGTTCACGGTGAATTTTCTCGTGGCACGAGCGACAAAGGCTCATCAGGTTCGACTCTTCATTTGTTCCACCCTCGGAGAGAGGAGTGATGTGGTGGACTTCTTCAACAGCAACGTAGCGTCCTTCCTTCAGGCATCGCTCGCAGAGAGGATGCTTGTGGACGTAGCGGTCACGGATTCGTTTCCAAGCCCTGCCGTAACGCTTGCCAGTGGAGTAGCCACGCTGGAACTTCTCGTAGTGTTGTTCCATGACCTTGGTGTGCTCCTCGCAGTAAACACCGTCGGTCAGGTTCGGGCAGCCGGGAAATCGGCACGGTCTTTGTGGTTTCCTTGGCATCAGCCGTGCCTCCTTTCTGGGCATAAAGAAAGCCCTGCAGGATAATCCCGCAAGGCCTGTGGACTGCGCGTGCAGCCGTTTCTTTATTCTGTTCGCTGATTATATACTATCATATTGGGCGGGTGGACATCTTAGGACAAAGCAGGACATTCCGGGCGCATTTCAAATGATAATCGGATCATCCGGAAGCGTCACATGAAGGAGTGCCTTGCCATGCCAGCGGCGAATGGTACGGGCATCTGCACAGAGCTCCATCCCGATTTGCTCCCATGTATAGTTATGGATGTACCGGTATTTCAAAACCATGCGCTCGTCGGTGTCAGGGACTGCCTCAATGACTTCCCGTATCTGTTTTTTCAGGTCGGACAGCATTTCCAGCTCAGCAGCG